ACTGATTTATACGATATCCCCGAATATTGGAATAAATTACATCCAGGACATTGGATAGCTTTATCAGATAAAATGGTCGAAAGTATAGAAAAAATGATTAAATTATATAAAGAGGAATTTATGGACAAGAAAATAAACAAACTTGAGAAACGTGCCGAAAAAGAAGTAAAAGGCCTTAAATCATTGGCGAAAGAAGACAAAAAAAGAGATAAAGTGCTTGACAAAGCAAAGAAAGTGATGAAGAAAAAAGGCTGCTAATCTAAAGGTCAGCATGGATGCTAACAGCGAAAAAAAAGCAATTGGCAAACAAAATAAAGAATGGGCGCAACGGAAACAAAAAAAGCGTAACTTAAAATCCGAGCATCACCCATGGTACTATACAGCTCATCTCGTCAAGTCGCGTATAGATCAGTTAGCTAATTTCGACATCAACAACAACGAAATTAAAAGAGATTGAATGAGAGGAAAACCCTTCAAAGCTAAAGAAAGACCACCAGCCCCTAATATAAAAATCATAATTGATTGGAAAAAGGTTGATGATTTACTTGAAGCAGGATGTACAATTGTCCAAATAGCTAGCCATTTCAGATGTACAAGAGAAACAATTTATGAAAGATTTGAAAAGGAAAAAGGACTTTCACTCTCTACGTATGCACAACAAAAGCGTGAAAGTGGTGAAAATATTCTTCGTGCTAAACAACATGAATTAGCAAAAGAAGGAAATATACCAATGTTAATTTGGCTTGGTAAAGTACGTCTTGGACAAAGTGAAACACAGGTTATCTCTAGCATTGCACCAAATCAAGAGTCCATTGATAAAGATCACATGATTATGCAACAGAAGAATGAAATCGCTGAACTCAAAAAGAAGTTAGAGGAAAATGGTAACAAGTCCCAAGCAGGATAAAAGCTTCTGTGAGGCCACACACCGATTTAATATCTGGGTAGGAGCTGTTAGCTCAGGAAAGACCTACTCAAGCCTAGAACGCTTCATATTCGATTTAAAGAATGGTCCTCCCGGCGATGCTATGATCATCGGAGTCAACCGCACTTCAATTCAACGTAACATATTAACAACCCTTTACCGCAAGTTAGGTTTTCCGTGTCCGACAGAGAAAGCGCAGATGAGCAGGATTTATGGAAGAGATGTTTGGTTTGTGGGGGCTCCAGACGTGTCGGCTGTATCCACTATACAGGGAAGCACGCTCTCTTTGGCTTATGTAGACGAAGCGACGAACTTGCCGGAACCTTTTTGGAAGATGCTGGAGAGCAGATTAAGGGTACCGGGAGCAAAACTACTTGCAACCTGCAACCCTGAGGGTCCAGCTCATTGGCTGAAGAAGGACTATCTTGATAAACCTGGATTAGATTTAGTCCATTGGAATTTTAACCTGGATGATAACCCGATATTAGATGAGAAATATAAACAACAGCTTAAAGCTTCGTATACCGGAATGTGGTATAATAGGTACATTCTCGGTGAGTGGGCACTTGCCCACGGAGCGATATTTGATTGCTATGACCATTATAACGAATACAAAAATCCACCTCATAATCCCTCATATTATATTGTTGGTATCGATTATGGCACAACGAATCCGACGGCGGCTGTATTATGTGCAATCACACCCAACAAGTGGCCACAAATTATGGTCGAATCAGAATATTATTATGATGCAGCCAAAAAAGGTAGGACAAAATCTGATCAAGAATTGGCTAGAGATATCAAGAATTGGATATCAACAAAGCCAGTTAGTGGAATATACATTGATCCAGCAGCAGCAAGCTTCAAAATCGCGCTTAGGCAAGAAGATTTACCAGTCCTCGACGCAAACAATGATGTACTTCTTGGAATTAAGATTACGTCGAAATTCATTGCAGGAAAAAATTTACAAATACACAATTCCTGTACTACGTTGCGCGAACATATTCTATCGTATGCTTGGGATTCTAAAGCAGCCGATCGAGGAGAGGATAAGCCCATCAAAAAGAACGATCATATAATCGACTCCCTTCGCTATGCCTGTTGTAGTGCTTTTCCGACTGGTGAGTTTGCCTCACCCGATGAGCATTTGAGCTACGAGCAGTACCGCAGGAAGGTCTTGGGCGGCGGTGATATTTACGATCAGTTTAACGCAGAATTAAGATTATAGTCAAGTATTGACACAGATCTTTCCAGGGGGTATTATGAGATACTTATTAAGGAGTATGCTATGGTAGATCATCAAGAACATTTCGGAAGAAAATTTTATCAGGACAAGAAAACCGGGTATTGGATTTCCTCCGATTACACAAAAGATAGGCCGAGAACAAGGGCGCATCGCTGGGTTTGGTTAAATGTCCATAAAATTATCCCGAAAGGATATCATATCCATCACATTAATGACAATAAATCAGATAATCGAATTGAGAATTTGGAATTGATCAAAGGCGAAAGGCATGTGAGTATACATATGCAGTCGCCGGAAAGGAGACAGAGAGCGCGAGAAATGGCCGATAAATATCGGCCGTTGACAAAGGAATGGCATAAGAGTGAACAGGGTAGGGCGTGGCACAGAATTCACGCTATAAAAATGAATCTGGGTAATGGCCCTTCATATGATTATGAATGTCAGCAATGTTCCAAGCCTTATCAATCCAAATTAAAAGCGGAAAGCAGGACGAGGTTTTGCAGTAATGCTTGTAAGTGTAAGTGGAGACGCAAAGAGAGATTGGATGATATTGATAAAGTATGTCCTGTATGTGAAATAACCTACAGATCTAGCAGATATTCGCGCTCAAAAACATGTAGCAGAAATTGCGGTGTAAAATATAGAAAAAAATAAACTATTATTATGACTTATCATAATAATGGTCATTATGACATGGCCACTATATCGACATATCACAATAACATGTCGAAAAAAACGGAAAAAGACGACATATCAAAAGCCTACCCGATAAAAACCGACTGTGTTATATAAAATGATATATACATATAGGTGATGTCATTCCCTCATACGAATCAGGACAATATTCCTTAGGTTACATGGATCCTTCTGATGTAGAAGCGAAAGGATTAAAACAGATGATGGATAGCTTCTATCAGATGCAATATCCGACATCGGCTACATTTTGGCTACAAGGGGCTATCGACAAGCGTTTCAAGGTCGGTGACCAACAACTCTACAATCAAGTCTATGGTAACAACAATCAGAATGTGCAGAAATTCTTTTTCAATCTGATTCGTAGACATATCAACATGATCGCAGGATTTCAGAGACGTAATCGTAAGTCTGTAGTGACATTGCCTATCAACGATGATGATGACCCGCTTGCAGATGATTACAATAAAGCAGTCAGGTGGATGGAGGATAGGAATGGGTTCCATGAATACTTCTCACAAGCTTTCGAATCTGCTTGCGATGTAGGAGAAACACTATTACATGTATATCCGGATTACACATTCGATCCTATCAGCGGCGATTATTTTGTTGACTGTGTACAATGGAATAATTATTTGATAGATCAGTATAGCCGTAAGCAGGATCTTTCAGATTGTAATGGGATATGGCGAAGAAGATGGACATCTAAAGTGATGGCAAAAACTCTATTGCCTGGCTATGCCAAAGAAATAGACAAGATGAGACCTGGGGGTATGAAGGATGGAAGATTTCCTTTACAAGCTGAGTTGCAAAATGTTGCTACCTCGAATCTTTTTACGTTTGATGAATTCTATTATCGCACTACTCGGCCCGGAAAAGTTATTTTAGATCCGATGACAGGGGAAGCAATCGAATGGGAAGAACGCGAAGATGAAGACAAAGAAATGCTCAATATGATCATGAGAGAGCAACCATGGCTTCAAGTCCAAGACATACAAGTACCGACAGTTAAGATGGTGTTAGTATTAGCTGATAAAATTGTATATCATGGTAAAAATTTGCTTAATACAGATTCATATCCATTTATTCCACTCCAAACTTATGTAGAGCAAGATATTCAAGCATACGCATGGAGAAAGCAAGGTATCATAAGAAATCTTCGTGACCCTCAATTCTTATACAATATGCGCAAAGTAATTGAACTCCAGCTATTGCAATCTAGTTTAAACGTTGGTTGGATTTACCCCGTTGATGTAGTGACAGATCCCAAAGCATTCAGGCAGACGAGTGGAGGAGATGGCTTCTTGATACCTTTAAAGGCTGGTAGGCAGGTCAGCGAAGTACAGCGTATCGAGCCTGTGGGCTTGCCTCAATCGCTCATAGAGCTGTCTAATTCTCTTGCGGAGGATATCACCAAGATCAGCGGTATCAATGAAGAGCTTCTAGGTTCAGCCACAGATGATAAAGCTGGCATTCTATCAATGCTTCGTCAAGGGGCAGGGTTAACAACACTTCAGACTATCTTTGATAAAGCGGACTATTCACAAAGACTTTACGGAAAAATGTGTATAGAGATCATGCGTAAGAATTTCTCAAAGGGAAAATTACGTAATATTCTAGGCCACGAAGTAGATCCAAGATTTTTTACGACCCATAGCCAGAAATACAGTATAGCAGTCGAGCAAGGTAACTATAGTACGACTCAAAAGCAAATGGAGCTTGAACAGCTATTGCACTTCAAAGAAATTGGTATGCCAATTCCCGATAAGAGTATTATTAGAGCGGCATTTATCACTAATAAGAAAGAACTCATCGCTGATATGCAGGAACAGGCAGAGCAGGCACAACAGCAACAGCAACAGGAAGCACAATCAGCCCAACAATTAGATCAATCCAAGATCATGGCAGCCATGTCTAAATCACAGCTGGATCAAGCCAAAGTAGCTGAAACGTACGCGAAGATCGATGATTTAGAAGCATCGGCCGAACATAAGCATGCGCAAGCCGATTTAGAGATTGTACGACAGATGGTAGAATTAGAAGATCTCGATCTAGCTAATTTCCGAGCTTCCCTTGAAATGGCCGAAATAGTAAAATTAACTCAAGGTTCGGAATCTAAACATCCATCATTCAGAGTAGAACCAAAACAACAACTGGCTAAAGCCGGGGGAGCAAAGAAATGAAAGGACATAAGAAAATGGGCGCACACCCTCATGATAAAATGTCGGCTATGCCTCAATTTAACGAGGGGCATTGGGAAAAGTCTCAAGAGGATCTAGAAGTATGCGAAAGAAAGTATACAGATTCAGAAATGGGAAATCCAGCGGCACTTAACAGAGCTAATAATGGCCTTGTTAACTATGTTAAGAAGCATAAGGCTCAACATTAATAGTTAAGTTTAACAAAGGAATTGGAACTATGGTAACCAAACACAATCCCGACTATGCAAAAAATAAGACTGCGGATGTGATTAAGAAGGGAAGTGGTAGAGCAGTACCTAACGAGCAGTGGCAAATCAATATGAATTTGACACCAGATGGATCGGATGATTCGGCATCCGTGTTTAATCCCCGGAATCCTCGAGAAAGACCTTGCACGCATGTAAAGACGAACGAATGTGATCATTAAGGAGAAAAAAATGCCAACATCGAAGCCAGAAAGAAAAGCTACAAAGAAAATAGGTGCAAGCGTAAGAAAAGCTGTCAAAAGTTCGAATGAAAAATTTAAAAAAGAAGGCAGACAAACCACTCCAAAAGGTGTTCATAAAGCACAAGAAGATAGACAAGTCAAAAGATTAAAGGCAGCAGGAAAATCAAAAAAACATATAACTGCCGCTAAAGGTCTTTATTAAGATATGATGGATGTTTTATTAGGTGTTAATATTGGAATTGGTTTAACCATAGGATTAATTTGTATAATAGCTGGAGATATTCCCGATAGATGGAAAGAGAATATAAGACTCGAATAGAAATGACAGATGAGGAGTGGATGGCTTCCAGAACGTTAAAAGCGCTTCCTAAGACTATTCCAGAGCCAGATGTTATAAAACTTAACAACAAAGATGTTAACTTTCCTAACATAAAGGAAGAAAATGAACCGAACCCGAACAAAAAATCTAAGAAAAAGCCTGCTAAAATTCATAAAAGAGCCAACTAGCCAGCAATGGAGAGCTTATAAACGCAATTATAAGAAAGGTCTTGTTTGATGATCGAAACTCAAATGACAGCTGGGGAATTGTCCAATAAGCTAGCTAAAGACACGACCAAATATGATGCTTTGGAAGTCGGGCATTACATGGCAGAGTCAATAGAAGGACAATTATATAAAGCGGCTCAGACATATGAAAGTATGATCGATGAGAATGAATATTGCGTGGTAATGCTTATCGCTAAGGATCCCCTTATTAAGAATGCTATACGCCGTAAATTTTATTGCTGGCCTTATCTTCCTAGCCCTAGACCAAATCAGGCAGTTTTCTTATACAATAAAGCACAACAAAGACTAACAAAAAGACTATGGATTTTGCCCTCTGATATGGTTATGGCCGAGCTTTCATCTTTGGCAGTCGTAGACAAAAGATACAAGACAATGCAAGCCTGGTCAATAGCCTTTTTTCAAGGAAAGTTTTGGGAATATATTCGTTATGAGCATGGCATAGATATGCTATCAGAAACAGAGTACATGTCAAAGCATCGAGAGGAATTGATCAAGGCTGGCTGCAAGATCCCTGCATCTCACGACCCCGAGCCCTTTGATTTTAGTAAAATCCATGTCAAAAAGGTCGTAGATCCTCTCGTATCCGTTGTCAATTAATATGCTTTCAATTATTTTAGGAAGACACAAAACCTCAATCGGAGCATCGCAAGCTAAATATTTCATGGTCTTGTTATACTCTTCATACTTTTTTAGCACTTCAATACGAATTTTAGATATTTCCTGTTCGTATTCAAATCTTTTTTCATCACTAATTTCAGTCAAAGGAGAACTCCATGAATAATAATCAAGATACTACTATACAGGCAGAGCAAAAGCAAGATGCAACCATTGCAGAGCAGAAAATACCAGAGGCACAAGTCAAAACCGAAGAACCCAAAACCGAAGAAGATCCCAATTGGCGAGCATTTAGAGAGGCACGCAAGAAGGATAGAGCCGAGAAGGAAGCAGCCGAGAAGAGAGCAACAGAGAAAGAGGCAGAAGCCCTGGCACTTAAGGCAGCGATGGAAGCAGCTTTTGCCAAATCACCTACACCTCAACAACAATATCAGCAACAGCAATATGAAGGGCAATATCAGGAACAACAACCTAATGATGATGCGAGAATCGAAAAGGCTGTTCAAAAGGCTTTAGCAGAAAGAGAACAATTGTATGCCCAACAGAGAGCACAACGAGAAGCTACCGAATATCCTGAGAGACTCAGACAAACATACTCCGATTTCGATCAGGTAGTAACACAAGAAACCCTGGACTATCTCGATTATCACTATCCCGAAGTATCTAACCCATTGCAACGTCTACAAGACGGTTTCGACAAATGGTCGGACGTATATAAGAACATTAAAAAATTCGTTCCCAATCAATCCAATGCGAAACGTGACGCAGCGAAGGCACAGAACAATTTAAACAAACCTAAATCTATGTCATCGCCAGGTTTGCCAAATGTAGAATCAAATCCTGGGGCAGTTCATTTGACTAAAGAAAGAAGACAGGCGAACTGGGAGCGGATGCAAAGAACACTTAGGCAAGTAGGTAATTAATCTCTTATGTGATATAATATAGATCAACACGGCTAGAAGGCATTCGAAAAGTGGCATCTCACCACCTGCCGTGTACTTTAATGAGATTAACTAGAGAGGTTATTATGTCTAAAGAAAGAACTTGCAAGCATTGTCTTAAAATATATACAACTGGTTGTTCAAAAGATCAATGCTATGGCTGCTATTCAATGATTAAAAAATATGGAACTGCTACACCAGATCACCACACTAGAAAATGTGAGAATTGCCAAGCAGAATACACAAGTAAGTGGTGGAAACAAAAACACTGTTCAAAAAAATGCTATAGAAAACAGCATACAATAAATGCAAGAATCAAATATCGAATAGAAAACAATATCGATTTGGATGCTCCTGTGAAAATTAAGGCACCTAATGGAATGGGTCATAAGGAACCTCATGGATATATTTATATAACAAAAAAGAGACATCCTAATTCGCAAAAAAAAGGAAGAATTTACGAACATACATTTGTTATGTCAGAACATATAGGAAGACCCATTAAAAAAGGTGAATCAATTCATCATAAAAATGGCATAAGGGATGATAACAGAATAGAAAACTTAGAATTATGGTCAGTAGCACAACCCGCAGGGCAAAGAGTAAAAGATAAAATTGCATGGGCTAAATCATTCTTAAAAGAATACGGTATAACTAATGTTGACGAAACAAATGAGTTTTGTTAAAGTAAATTTAGCAACAAAAGCTAGGATGGCGACCTAGTAAAGAGCCTACGCCTCTTGAACGTAAGATAGAAATTAATTTTTTTAACTTATATTTAAGAGGTATTACTATGGGATTTTCAACCGGTATCACCGGAATCCAGAATATGGCCCCAGAATTGCCCTTGCAGGCTGCTGAGGATTTACTTTCGACTCCAATGTTCAACCTCATTCACAGCTTTGGCGTTGATTTACATCATGCTGAATCATATGTAGGTAAAACTACACGTATGTCACGTTTTGAGCGCTTGTCAACGGACGGCGGTCAACTTGATGGCAGCGGTTTAGATCCTTCAAGTGAAGTTCCGGTTCGTACAGATATTGACGCAACAATGGAAATCTACGCAAAATCAATCGCAGTTAACGAGCAGTTGGTACTTTGGGAAAATAGCAAATCTCTAACGAAGTTTACAGCATTACTTGGACAATGGCTGAGAGAAAAGGAAGATCTTTTGATGAGAGACCTTTTCAGCTCGAGCGTGTCGTACATCAACGCCACTGGGGGTTTGAACGGTGATCAGCCAAGTAATATCTCGTTGAACGATGTAAACAACATAGAAAATATTTTACTTGGTAACGATGCTAGATCAATGTTACAAAGCCTAGAAGCCACGCTGGAATTTTCGACCGCTGGAGTTCGAGATGCGTTTATTGCACTTGCTAATACTAATCTTTGCGCTGATCTTCAGAAAGTACAGGGTGTCTTACTTAAGTCAGCCTACCCAACTCAAGAAGGTTTAAGACCAGAGGAATATTGCTCTATCTCAAGATTCCGCTTCTTTGTTAGCTCAAAAGCAGCAAGAATCGCCGGTATTTCTCAGAAAGGTAATACAGTTTACACAATTCCGATGTATGGTTTGGAAGCTGCCGCAAAAATTGAGCAGAACAACTACACCGCTCTTATTGGATACAGGCCACCTTGGGTAGTTTCTTCAGTAGCACAAAATAGTGAATTGTATGCCAAGTTTGCAATCGCAAGAGCGATTACTAACCAAAACTGGATTAGTGGATTGAACGTAACTACATTCCAACCATCATAAGGAGATTGACATGCCTTTTACTATAGTTTCTCAAGGTACTTTTACCCAACCTACAACAGCGGTATCACAGATCATTAACTTGCCTACAGGTTGTGATTATTTCAAAACATATAACTACACAAAGGCGATTGCCAATGCTCCTACTGGAGCATTTATGGGCGAATGGTTTGGTGGTGGTATAACAGCTAACAATGATGGTATTAGATGGAGCAAAAACGGATCTACTGCGGTTTTAGTAGATAACTTTCAAAATGCTGCATCAAATCCAACAGGAGGTTTTACATATATTACTTCCTTTCCACAACCGCAAGCAGCTTTAACAGGAACCACTATTACAAAAGCGACAGCGGCTGTTGCTAGCGTAGTGAATACGTATAGTAATGGTGATCAGGTTATTATCTACAACGCAGTAGGCATGCAGCAAATTTCAGGCATGATATTCACTATTTCATCAGTATCAGGTACTCAGTTTACCTTGTTAGGGTTGAATTCAAGTGCATTTGCCACAGCTGCAACTTCGTTTATGGTAAGACGTATTACTCAAAACCCTGTTGGGGTAATTACTCCAGTTGCTCCCCCTTCGTTTCAAATTACTGCGGTTACAAATGCCGTCGGTGCGCAAGTGACTACATCACAAGCAAACGATGTATTTGTAGGTCAAAAGTTAGAGTTTACCGTCCCCGCTTCTTTTGGAATGGTGCAACTTAATAATTACTATCAGGCTCAAAGCAAACCTATAATTGTTAACTCAATCATCGATCCATATAATTTTACGATCAATATTGACACAACAAACTATACAGCGTTTGCATTGCCAGCAAGTTCGGGTTCGCCAACAACTCAGTTGTTTGCAACATGTGCCCCGGCAGGTCAGGCAACAACATATAATCCAGTAACGAACGTAACTACAGGGTATAACTTTACCCAAGCTCCGTTTAGATCTGGACTATTTTTGCCTTGCATGCTGATTAATGCCGGACAATTTGCTCCCGGTGGACAGGCTAACGAAGTGATTGTTTGGGAAGCATTCAAGATGGAGACAGGAACCATAAATTCACCCGTACCTTCATAGTGTAACGGTTTCCGTTTACTTTAAAGGTTCTTTTTCATATGATAGCCACCCTTAAAAAAGGTGGCTTCTTTTAAAGGAGTATTAAATGCCCGATGGTAAATGGATACAGAAAGCCCTAGATAAAAAAGGATCAAAAGGAAAATTACACAGGAAATTAGGTGTACCCGAAGGGAAAAAAATTCCAGAGAGTAAAAT